GTGTTAAGGTTGTGTTCAACGACGACTTCGTTGGTGAATTGGTCCTCCTTGAAAATACAGGAGTTGTCGATTTCGACGAGACCTCTGACGAAGACGACGAAGGACGTGTATCTGGACGCCATCCTGTATTCGATCGCAGATACAGAAACATCCAGGCGGTCGACGAAGACCAGTATTGTTCTGACACTGAAGAGTATTTTAAGCTGTTTCGGCACAGGAGTACACTCTGTAAAGAATGTCTCGTCTCAGCGCTCGAGCGATTGTCTCTACGTTGATAACTCTCGCAGCAGGCTCAATTGTAGCCGATGCAGTGAGCGGGATTCACGGATGGACTGCTCCTATAGTGCTGGTGGCTTTGATGACCCTAGGAGGTATGACGCTATGGTTGCTAGAGAGATTCATATGGTACGCCATTGGATGGATATTCATTTCGGTTAGAGATGAAGCGGTCCCTGATGAGCGGATGTTTGAACTCGTAGGTGACCCATATTGGCATCCAACTGGGAGAGTCGTGTGCCAAGCCAGGTTAGAAAACACTTTAGACTTTGCGACCGTCATAATCAATCCTAAGTGGATGAATCTGGTACATACATCTGCCAACCTAAACAGGCAAGATGTAAGTGATGAAACATCTATTCTTGGGAAAGCCTACAGTAACGTGAGTGTAGGGACTGAACCCCCCAGCATGGTGTGCATTAAGAACCCAACTGGGCGTGTGATCGGTTTTGGAGCTCGCGTGAAAATGGCTGGTGAGGATGTACTGTTAACTGCGTATCACTCCTGGTGCGGTGATCATACTCCAGCTTTCCTAGCTAAGGCTGGGAAAGAGGTTGATGCGCATCCCATAAGTTGGGAATGTGTCTCTGGATCCAACCACAAAATGCTTGATTTTGTGTGCGTTCGCGTGCCGAAGCAAGTATGGGCGGCCCTTGGCGTTAAGCAATGCAAGATAGCCTCTGCCAGCCCTCAACAAGTGGTTACGGTATACGGAGGTTCAAGCTCAGCGAAACTCCAGTCGGGAGTTGGTGTAGTGAATTCAAGTGAGTGGGAAATTAAGCTCATTCACACAGCTCCGACCTCTTACGGATGGAGCGGAACTCCTCTCTACTCCAGACATGGGATTGTTGGGATGCACCTTGGTTTTGAAGAGATAGGCACGGCGAATCGGGCTGTGAATCTCTCATATCTTTCGAGAATGCTAGAGACGACCGAAACGCTGCCTCCAATGCTCAACTTTACCAGGATAGATATCGAAGACGTTGAGACTCGCTCATACGAGTTTCTGACGGCTGAGATCTTCAACCTAGGAGAGGTTAAAATAGGGAAGAGAGAGTTTGCTTATGTCCAACCTAAGTTCAAGTCAAAGGCATGGGCAGACTATGATACGGATGAGGAAATGGACTACGAGGAGGCATTCTTTAATGCCACGAGCGAAACAGCTTGGTTTGTTGAACCCGAGCATTTAAACTGCCAGGGGGCGGTAAGTGGGAAACCCTTGCCGCCCTCGTTTCAATTGCAGGTTATGACTGGGTCCATCCCGAGCGAGTGCTCGAAGAAGGAGTCGGAATCTCCTCTGTTGGCCGATCGAATTGTAAGTTTAGAGAGGTGTCTGGAAAACGTATTAGTGATGCTATCATTGATGCAACAGAACACTTCCCAGAGCTCGCAAGTTTCGGATGGCCCGAAAGAGGATCAGAAGCTGAACTTAACTCCTTGTTACTCCAAGCAAGAAAGTTCCGTCCTACCTCTTCCCCCAGCACTCTTGGAGATGCCTGCCAAAGATTGTGCCAGAAGTACCCCAGAAGTAGAGTCAAATCCTGCTTCCAAGGTGCAAACTGGTCAGTCCAAGCGGTCTTCGAAGAGGTCGCGAAAACAGCGGCGTCGGGCGAAATCAACAAAAGCGCCAGCCCCGGCGTCCCCCTCCACATCCTCGGCTCAACCAACGAGGAAGTGTTAAATAGGCATAAAAATTTGGTTGTTTCGGCCGTAGTTGAGCGGCTCTTCCTGTTAGCAAACACACCCTTCGAGCAGGTCTTTAATTGTACTCCTAGTGACCTCGTGAGGGCAGGCTTTTGTGATCCGATCAGGTTGTTCGTGAAACAAGAGCCACACCCGGTGAGGAAACTCAAGGAAGGTCGATACAGGCTAATAAGCTCTGTGTCCCTTATTGATCAGCTTGTTGAGCGGATGTTGTTTGGTCCTCAAAACCAGTTAGAAATTAGCGAGTGGGCGAATATACCGTCAAAGCCTGGAATGGGTTTATCCCTCCAGGAGCAGGGCGACACCATCATGCGAGACCTGAAGGTCAAGCATTCTTGGTGCCCTGCCGCTGAAGCTGATATCTCTGGTTTCGATTGGACAGTGCAAGACTGGGAGTTATGGGCTGACGTTGAGATGCGAATTGCGCTAGGGGGTTTCCCCTATTTGCTGGCAAAAGCTGCTAGGAACCGGTTCGCTTGTTTCATGAGCTCAGTCTTCCAGTTATCTAACGGAGAGTTGTTGGAACAGCTGCGGCCCT